GTATGACTTACCGGGGTATGAGGAAGAACTGCCACTACCCTACGTCATAACCATCGATAAAAATACCAACAAAGTCTTAGCTATACGGCGTAACTATAAAGAAGACGACCCCCAGAAACGTGCGCGGCAGCACTTTGTGCACTATATGTACATCCCCGGTTTCGGAGCTTATGGCTTTGGGTTGATTCATATTATTGGTGGCTACGCCACAGCAGGCACCATGCTGATCCGTCAGTTGGTGGATGCAGGTTCACTATCAAACCTTCCCGGCGGGTTGAAGTCTAGAGGGTTGCGGATTAAAGGTGATGACACCCCGATTGCTCCGGGTGAATGGCGTGATGTGGATGTGCCGGGGGGTGCAATCCGAGACAACATCCTGCCGTTGCCTTACAAAGAACCCAGCCAAGTTCTCCTCGCCTTATTAAATCAGATCACTGAAGAAGCGAGAAGGCTTAGTGGTATGGCTGACATGAAAGTCAGCGATATGTCGAGTCAGGCTCCGGTGGGCACGACGTTGGCTCTGTTGGAGAGGCAGCTAAAGACGATGGGTGCGGTACAAGCTCGCATCCATGCAGCGATGAAAGAAGAGTTCAAGCTGCTCAAAGAAATCATCAAAGAATACACTTCACCCGACTATAGCTACGTGCCGCAGGATGGCACACCTCAAGTTAAAGCTGAAGACTATGACATCGTGGAAGTCATCCCGGTGTCTGATCCTAACGCCTCGACGATGGCTCAGCGGGTAGTGCAGTATCAAGCTGCGTTGCAGCTAGCCCAAGGAGCGCCGCAGTTATACGACATGCCCCGCCTTCACAGGCAGATGCTTGATGTACTTGGTATCCCTAACGCCGACAAGCTTGTGCCTCTGCCGGATGATCAGAAACCCAAAGATCCCATAACTGAGAACATGAATGTGCTCAAAAGTGTGCCACTCAAAGCGTTTATTTATCAGGATCATCAGGCGCACATCACAGCACATATGACCTTCTTGCAAGACCCCAGCATCATGCAGACCATAGGACAAAACCCGATGGCGCAGACTATGCAGGCTGCAATGATGGCTCACGTTGCTGAGCATTTAGGCTTTAGGTACAGGCAAGAGATTGAGCAGCGTGTGGGCGCACCACTGCCCGGACCTGATCAAGAGATACCAGAAGCCGAAGAATTGGCTATGGCTAAGTACGTTGCAGAAGCAGCTCAACAAGTTCTACAGATCCATCAAGCCCAAGCGGCTCAAGCTCAAGCGCAGCAGATGGCACAAGATCCGTTGGTTCAGATGCAACAACAAGAGTTGCAGATCAAGGGTATGGAGCAGCAACGCAAGTCTGTCAAAGATCAGGCTGATATTGCACTAGCTCAGGGTAGGCTACAGAACGAGCGTGAGCGGATTGCTCTTGAAGCTCAGAAAGAAAACATCCGGTTACAGAGCCAAGATAAACGTGAGGATAAGAAGATTCAAGCTGATTTACTTAAAACAGCGATGACAAAAAGGGGTAGTAGATGACTCAAGAACGAGCAATGCTGGATCACTTATTTAATAAACTCAAAGAACGCGAGCGCGAAGTAAGTGATGCGATGGCTGAAGGAAACTGTAAAGACTTTGCTGAGTATAAGAATTTGTGCGGCGTAATCCAAGGTCTGCGCCGTGCAAGGATGGAAGTACAAGACCTTGTGCAACGTTATGAGGAATTTGAAAATGACTAAAGCAGCAGATGCAGTAATTGAAGATATTCAGCAAAAAGCTAAGCAACTGCCCATTGTTAGGGGGTACAAGATCCTTTGCACACTGCCCAATATTGAAAACAAATTTGATAGTGGGCTCATCAAAGCAGACGCAACGGTTAAATATGAAGAGCTATTAAGTAATGTTTTGTTTGTCGTAGCACTTGGTGATATGGCTTACGCCGATCAGAATCGCTTTCCTACGGGGCCGTGGTGCAAACCGGGGGACTTCATTATTACCCGTGCTAACACCGGCACTCGTATCAAGATTCACGACCGCGAGTTTCGGATTATTAATGATGATTCCGTCGAAGCGGTGGTCGAAGATCCCCGTGGCATTCAACGTGCGTGAGGTGATATATGGCTGAATTTGAAAAAGTGGAATATAAATTTCCAGATGAAAAGGAGCCTGAAAAACAGGCTAAGGGTGACGATGGGTTTGAGTTTGAGATTGAAGTTGTGGACGATACGCCACAACAAGATCAAAATCGTAAACCCCTTGAAGAGCCTGTTAATGAAGTAACTGATGACGAGCTATCTAAATACGATGAGGGTGTGCAAAAGCGTATTAAGAAGCTGTCGCATGGTTACCACGACGAGCGTCGAGCTAAAGAAGCAGCTCTGCGGGAGCGTGAAGAGGCGTTGAAGTTTGCCCAACAGATTATCGAAGAGAATAAAAAACTTCAAAAGAATCTGGGTGATAACACGACACTTCTTGTTGGTACGGCTAAACAGAATGCGGAAATGGCGCTTGTTCAAGCGCGGGCTAAATATAAGTCCGCTTATGACGCAGGCGACGCTGATCAGATTGTTGCGGCACAAGAAGAATTAACTCAGGCTAAGTTACGGCTTGATAAAGTTGAAAACTTTAGACCCACCCCTTTACAAGAACGCAAAGTTCCTGTAAATATGCAACCACAATCCGTTCCAGAATCAAAAGCCGATCCCAAGGCACTTGCGTGGCGTGAAGAAAATCAGTGGTTTGGGAAAAATAGGCTAATGACCGCCTTCACTCTGGGACTGCATGAGCAACTAGTCGAAGAAGGCGTTGATCCAACCTCGCAGAATTATTACGAGCAGATCAATAAGACTTTACGTAGCAAGTTCCCCGAGAACTTTTCTGATGGTGTAGAAAAGCAGGAGGAGAAACCGAAACGGACCAGCAGTAATGTTGTAGCCCCAGCGAGCAGAAATGTTGCCCCGAAGAAAATCACATTGACGCAAACGCAGGTTGCACTAGCTAAGAAGTTACGTATCCCTCTTGAAGCATATGCCCGAAAAGTGGCAGAAGGAATGACACAAAATGGCTGATACCAAAACAGTTGAAAGTCGCGTAAACCGCGAATTAGATACCCGCGCTAAGGATGAGCGTCCTCGTAGCTGGGCACCGCCCACGTTACTGCCTGACCCCACTCCCGAGCCTGGATACACTTATCGCTGGATTCGTATCAGCACACAGGGTCAAGCTGACCCACGCAATGTGTCATCCAAAATCCGCGAAGGTTGGGAGCCTGTTCGCGCAGTAGACCATCCCGAAATCTCGATGTATTTAGATAACGACAGTGCTCGTTTCAAAGATAACGTTGTGGTGGGTGGGTTGTTACTGTGCAAAACGCCAACAGAAATGGTGAATCAGAGGAATGCTTATTACCAACAGCAGGCCGATGCTCAAGTCCGTTCTGTTGACAACCACTTCATGCGCGAGAATGATCCTCGTATGCCTTTATTTGCTGAACGCAAATCTACGGTTTCGTTCGGACGTGGTAATAAACAATCGTAGGAGTTAAAAATGGCTTATCCTGTCGTTAGTGCCCCCTACGGCCTAAAACCAGTTAATTTAATTGGTGGTCAGGTTTTTGCGGGGCAAACTCGCCTGATGGAAATAGCAGATGGTTATGCTACGAGCATTTTCTATGGCGATTTAGTAAAAAGGGTGGCTGCTGGAACGATTGAGAAAGACACAGGAACAACCACAGCAACACCGTGTGGCGTGTTTCTTGGCGTTACTTTTACCAATAGTTCTACTGGTCAAGTTCAATTTCAACAGTTTTATCCAGCATCTCAAGCAATTAAGTCAGGCACGAAGATTTTTGCCTATGTTGCTGATGATCCTGATACGTTGTTCCAAGTTGCTGTAGTTTCTGGTACCACAGTTATTAGTGGTGTTGGTATTACTGCAATTGGAAATAACGCAACGTTGGTGCAAAATGCAGGTTCGACGACTACGGGAGATTCTAAAGTAGCAATTTTAGACTCAACCGCTACAACGAACACTCTACCTATTCGGATTATTGATGTGGTCAGAGACACTGCTACCGCCGCTGATAACTTCCCAGAAGTCATTGTGAAGATTAATGCGACGATGCATCAGTACAACAACTCCACTGGCGTATAAGGGAGATAAATCATGGCAATTTCAAGAGCACAGTTATTGAAAGAGCTACTCCCTGGTCTAAACGCTTTGTTTGGTCTGGAGTATGCTAAGTATGGGGAAGAGCATAAGGAACTCTATGAAACAGAGACTTCTGAACGCTCGTTTGAAGAGGAAACCAAGTTGTCTGGTTTTACAGCAGCCCCTGTAAAAAATGAGGGTTCTGCTATAAGTTATGACAACGCGCAAGAGGCGTGGACTGCTCGATACAACCACGAAACAATTGCCCTTGGGTTTTCAATCACTGAAGAAGCGATTGAAGACAATCTGTACGACAGCTTGTCTGCTCGTTACACCAAGGCACTTGCTCGTGCAATGTATTACACCAAAGAAGTCAAAGCTGCTGCGGTTTTGAACAACGGTTTTGACGCAAACGTTACTTACGGTGACGGTGTGTCGTTGTTCTCAACATCGCATCCGTTGGTTTCTGGTGGTGTTAACAGTAATCGCCCTGCAACCAACTCAGATCTTAATGAGACTTCATTAGAAAATGCAGTCATTCAAATTGCTGCGTGGACTGATGAACGTGGGTTGTTGATTGCTGCCAAGCCTCGTAAGCTGGTTATTCCTCCTGCTTTGATGTTTGTGGCAACTCGTTTGCTATCAACCGATCTTCGTCCGTCTACCGCAGACAACGATGTGAACGCACTGAAGATGATGGGTTCCATTTCCGAGGGTTACTCAGTCAATCACTATTTGACTGATACCAACGCATGGTTCCTGACAACGGATGTGCCTAACGGTTTGAAGCATTTTGTTCGCACTCCTATGCAAAACAGCATGGATGGCGACTTTGATACGGGTAACGTTCGTTATAAAGCGCGTGAGCGTTATAGCTTTGGTGTGTCTGACCCCCTTGGGATTTTTGGTTCGCCAGGAGCTTAAGAGGGTGTAAGGAAAGGGGGGTTGCAAAACCCCCTTTTTTATTTATACTAGCAGTATTCCGGGGTTAGCCCGGTGCATCAGACAGTCCCGGCTGACGACATGCAGACTGATGCGCCGACATCGCATGTGAGGACAATATGGCCGCACTACGTTTAATGGCCCAGTGGCGTCCCAAAACGGGTTCATTGATGGTCATCAAGTCTCTTCAAGTAACGCAATTAATGCCACAGCAACTGCTACGGCTGCTCAAGTTGCATCCGGTTACATCACTTCTACATCCGCTGCACCAACTACAATAACGCTGCCAACAGGGACGTTGCTTGGTACAGCTTTGAATGCAACACGGGGAACAGTGCTTGATTTGTATATAGATAACACCGCAGGAGCATCGACTGTAACGGTGGCTGTCGCTACAAATGGTATTTTATCCACTGCTGCTGTAGATACTGCTGGGTCTTTTGGTGATTTGACTATAGCTGCTGGTGTGACGGGGCTAGCTCGGTTTACCCTTATGTTCTCTAGCGCAACTGCCTACGTTTTTACTCGTACGGCTTAAAAGGAGTGCATCATGGGGATGCAAACTGATGTCCTTGCGAGTCAGGTGCGGACAACCGATGGTCTGTTAACTGATCAAAACGGTAACAATTTACCATCTGTTCGCGTCAAAGCTATTTACATCGTACCAACACCAAGCACGGCAGGGGCAGTCGCTTTTATTGATGGTGGCGTAAGCGGGCTTACTAAATTTACGCTCAACATACCTTCTAATAATTCTGGCGGCGAGTACTTCATTCTCCCTGGTGAAGGTGTCTGGTTCCGTACCAACGTCTATGTAGACATTACGACCGTGGCATCGGTCATGGTGTGGTATGGCTAAGTCCAAAGGTATGGGAATTGCCACGTCTGTAAAGTCTGGCAATTTCCGACCGACCAAGCAAGGCGCTGGCATGACGGA